CAATGCTGCTATAGTTTTATTTTTATTGGTACCACGAAAGGAGAAACTAAAATGAAGAAGCGTTTATTAAACGAAGAAACCACGCGTAGATTTATGAAATTAGCTAATCTAGGCGGCCTAAGCGAGACTTTTGTCACCGAGACAGAGGTCGAATTAGAGGAAGCAACCGACGAGAACCTCGAAGAGACAACCGACGAGACTCTCGAAGAGACAACCGACACTGAGTTGGAAGAGGGTATGCACGAGGACGAGATGGAAGAGGACATGTACGAGGGCGAGCATGAAGATGCCGAAGAGCCAGCGTTAGGCCTCGACGATGAGCTTCCAGCCGAAGAGCCAGAGATGGACCTCGACGACGAGCTTCCAGCCGACGAGCCAGAGATGGACTTAGGTGATGACGCACCAGCCGGCGACCTTGATGCTTCTGCTGTCATTAACGCTGTTGCCCAAGCAACTCTCGACGCTCTTAAGGGCCAAGGCCTAGTGAGTGATGAGACTACAGTCGCTGTCGACGACGACGGCGGTGATGAGCCAATGCCAGAGCCAGAGCCAGAGATGGACATGGATATGGATATGGACGCACCTGAAGATGAGGAAGCTGATCTTATGGAGACCGCTGAGGATACTCTTGAGGAGACCACAGAGGACACTCTAGAGGAGCAAGGTGACTTAACAGAAGATGACGCTTTTATAAATGAGATTGTTAGAAAGGTAGCTGAGAGAATCTTAGCCGCTAAGAAGAACAACTCTTAAGGCAGTAAATTTCATTTTAGTTTAAAAAGGCCTGTCTTGTTGACAGGCCTTTTTATTTGTGATAACATGAACCAAACGAAGGAGTTTTTATGTTAGATGCAGAATTAGTCACTACCCTTGGGTGGTATTTTCTAGGTGTGTTCTCATATAAAATAGGCTCAGGTATATTTCTTAGATCCCAAGCCTTAATTGTGTTTAATGAGGCTATACATTACTCGTTAACGGCACTTAAAATTGCCAATGAAAATATATTGTCAGCCCAAGAAATTAAAATTCAGGCCATGAAAGATTCAGGTGTTGAACAGGAGCTTATAGACGCGGCTAAGGTGTTGGATAAGGAGTTTGTGGAAACCTGGCAGGTCACCTCTCTGTATGTTTTAAGAAAGAGAACACCGCCAGCTTTTAGATATCTTGCCTCTTTTAAGAATTGGTTTCAAGCGATGAGACATCTAGATAAAAGACTGAAAAAGAAATGATATTAAACTAGTTAGTTATGAGGGGGTTTTAATTATTATGACAGACAAATTAGAACAAGAAACAGAAACGACAGAGACGGAAGAAGAGCTAGACTGCACTGAAGAATTGATTGAAGAGGACGCAGAAGCTGAAGAGTGTGAACACACGGAAGAGTGCGCCCATACTGAAGAGAAAGCTCCTGAGGATGATGCGTTGTTGGATAGCCTAGCTCCGCTAATGTTTAGTTTGGGTGGTGCGGCTGGAGCACCAGCAGAAACAGAGACATCCAACTCAGTGATACTCTACGGGGATATCGACGAGGAAAACGCCGCAGATTTAGTGACATCACTATTAAGAAAAAGATTACATAGCAAACCAGAAGAGCCGGCTATGGATATGCATTTTTATCTATCAAGCTGGGGCGGCTCTGCCGCAGATATGTTTTCTATTTATGATACAATGAACTTACTCAAACAAAATCGCGATATTTATACTTACGGTTTGGGTAAGATCATGTCCGCAGCGGTACCGATTCTCGCAGCAGGTACCAAGGGCAAGAGGATGATTGGAAAGAATTGTAGAGTTATGATTCACGGCGTCATCGCCGGCCATCACGGTCCTTTGTTCAATTTGCAGAACGAAATGGAAGAAGTTAAGTGGACACAAGAAAAATATATTGATGTGCTTGTCAGAGATACCGACATGACAAGGCGATATATTAAAAAATTAATTGATAGGAAAGTAAATGTATATCTCGATGCTAAAGAAGCTATCGAATTGGGTATCGCGGATGAGATTATCTAAGATACTTTACAATCGAAGATCAGCGAAAAAACTAAAATGGAATCCTACATGGTTTGGAGCCGAAGAGTTTGACTCCACACTGATTGACAGGATCATAGACTTCCAAAAAGCCCACGGCCTAGAGCCTGATGGGCTAGTTGGACCCATGACTTATAGCCGTGCTTTCACAAATATGGAAAACACTCCTAAAACCAAGGGCAGAGTCCTGTGTAACGGCAAACTAGTTCCTTTTGATTGGCCCAGGGTTAAGATAGACTTAATCAAAGATGGGTGTTATAAGAAGAACAAGAGAGAACGCCTGCCCACCATGGTAGTGACGCACTGGGACGTGTGTCTTTCGGCAGACTCTTGCAAGAAAGTTCTGGAAAAGAGAAATATATCTACACACTTTGTCATTGACAATGATGGGACTATCGTACAGTTAGCAGATTGTAATGATATTACTTGGCATGCTGGGAACAGAAGAGTCAACAATGCCTCGATCGGCATAGACTTTAGTAATGCTTATTACACTAAGTACCAGAAAACGTACGTGAAAAGAGGCCATGGTGAACGACCAATCTTAAAAGACTCAGTAGTGCATGGCGTTAAGCTCAAGCCACATTTGGGATATTATCCAAAACAAATAATGGCATACAAGGCTCTATTGGAATTTCTACATGAACAGTATGGAATCGCCTTAACATGCCCAACACAAAATGGTAGACTGTTAACTGAAGTATATAAGCCTGCAGTTGCAGCAAACTTTAATGGGATTGTTTGCCACTATCATCTAACAAGAAAGAAAATTGATACGGCCGGCCTTCCATTAGATGAAATAATTTATCAATTAAAAGAGTATACTAACGGCTCAAAGGACTAATTATAGTATTATGGCAAGCAATATAGACTTGATTGTAGAGGAATTCCTCTCTAAAGGAAGCAAGCCCTTTCCCGAACTAACGTTTGAGGATCTATGTGGCGTAATTGAGGAGCAGTTGGCTGTTTTCGAGCCGATGCTGCAAGAAGAGCCAACGGCGGAAGAGATGAGCGTCGTTTGGAATGGTATTCCAGAGTTGCAGATGTCGGAGTTGGCCTGGGGTGCAGCTACAGGCGAAGGAGAGAACCCGTCCGACGCCAGAATCCAGCTAGAAAGTTTCCTTGATCACGTCGGAGTTTCCAAGAAAGATGATATTAAAGTAAAGCTCAACGCACTAGAGTCTTTCTACACGAAGAGCGAAAAGACGGGCAAGACCAAGGGCGTAGGCAAGACTTCTCTCGCACGCGCCGGTATTAATGTCGATGACCCCAAAGAAACAATTGGTAGAATTATTGGTTATCTAACTTTCTATAAGACACTTACGATGATCCTTCAGAACTTTAATGCTTCTGCTGCAGGCTTCACTTTTGAGTCTTTCATCGCTGTGCTATTGGGCGGAGAACAGATTCCCACGGGTAATCAAACTATTGCGGACCTTACTAGTAAGACAGGAAAGCCGATCAGCCTCAAGTTGCTGACTGAGGATGCTCCTAACGTTAAGGGTTCTATGACAGATCTTGTCGATGACCTCGCAGGAAGAGGCTCCATGCCAGTAGAGAGAATGGAGTATTTAGTTTGTTTGAAGAGCCTGACTGGCGAGGGGCCAACTCTCGAAGGCGTTATTAAGTTTCATAGGTTCTATTATGATTACGAAAACATGCTAGATTTCTTAACAGCCACGGGTGGCAAGTATGCTAACAACTTAAGGCTACCTATAGGTGATGATGCAGTTACACCGGACCCCACGAAACAATTAAAGTACACGGAGCCAGTACCAAGCTACAGCGGCGAATCAGTGAATGATGACAACCAAGAGTGGTGGCAAGCAAACTTTGAAGAAATCTTCCAGACCACCGCTGCCGAACTAAACGCCGAAGATCCTGAAGCTTACAAAGAATCTGTGTTTCAACTTCAAGGTAAAGACGGCCGCGGCATCGCCACCAACGAGGCAGGATGGATCGAGGCAGTATCAAACTTATACCCAGAGGTGGTTGCTAATTCTAAAGCCGCCACAAAACGTAATGTAAAATCCCACCCAGCCTTTGTGCTAGCCACGGCGACTAATCTTGGCCTTAGAACATATCATAAAAAGCTAGTTGACATAGCAGATAAAGAGAGAAAAATCGCAGGCGCATCAGCGGCATCTCCTAAAAATTACGCCAGCATTGAAGATTCCGTCAAGCTGCTAAGACAGTTGCATGCCGGCGGAGATCGAGAAGCTTTCTTTAACGCAATGACAAATTCTTATGGCTATGTAACTAGAAAGCAATGGATTGTAACTGGAACTCAGATCGAGTCTATCACTAAGTCTATCGGCGAAGAGTCATACCTCGGTCGCCTCTTTATTGGTCAAAGTTACGTGTATGAGATGGTTAATCTCTACAGAGATATCATGAACGAGAAGGTTTTTGATATTTTCCGAGAACTCAAAGTATTAACAGCCGCTCTAAACGACTTCTTCACAGGAGGTCTCCAACCGCAAGCCGGCCAAGAGGCCATCGCCTCGTCAGACTCTATCGGCGAGAAGACTGCGAAAGTCAAAGAAGAAACTCAAGTATAAATAATTAAAATAATTACTTGACTTTACATTGATCCGTTGTTATTATATAATGCACTAGACAACAAAGAGGTTATATGTCTAAGCAATACTCGTCCGATCAAACTCTGCACGACAAGATCATGCATGGAGTTAACACACTAGCCGACAACGTAGCGGCAACCCTAGGCCCAAGAGGCCGCAACGTCATTCTACATCAGAAGGACAAACAGCCTATCGTCACGAAAGATGGCGTTACTGTGGCTCGGTTCGTAGACTTAGAAGACCCTGTTGAGAATGTCGGCGCACAGATTATTAAAGAGGCAGCATCACAAACTAACACAGTTGCAGGTGACGGCACCACAACTGCGACGGTGCTTTCCAGAGCAATCCTACAGAAAGCTCAGAAGTACCTTGCTGCCGGCTCGGCCCCGGTTGAATTAAAGAGAGGAATGGATAAGACTGTTGAAGCTATTGTGGCCGAATTAAAGTCTCTGGCAACACCAGTTGCTAGCACTGCCGACATTAGACATGTCGCTACAATCTCTGCAAACAATGACGAGGCTATTGGTAACCTGATTGCCACCGCAGTTGATCAGGCTGGCAAAGACGGCGCCATCACCGTTGAGGAAGCAAAGTCCCTAGAAACCAGCTTGGATGTCATTGAGGGCTTTCGCTTTGACTCTGGATACTTGGCTACTGCATTCGTCACAGACGAGAGAAAGGGTGCAGTAAAGTATGATAATTGCTTCATGCTTGTGACTGATTATAAGATTGATGCAGTTGAAGACATTATGCCGACTTTAGAGATCATAGCAAGAGACGGCCGCCCACTCGTGATTATTGCTGAAGAGGTTGAAGGCCAAGCTCTAGCTGCTCTCATCATGAACCAGACCCGCGGCACGTTGCGAGTTGCAGCGGTTAAGGCCCCGCGCTACGGCGAGGAGCGGAGAGGTATCCTAAAGGATCTTTGCGTCTCTGTTGGGGCGACCTTTATCTCTCGTGAATCTGGTAGAAAACTATCGGAAGTTAAGCTGGAGGATCTCGGCTCCTGTAGAAACATTGAATCGATTAAAAACTTTACGACGATCGTTGGAGGAAACGCCAACCTTGAAGAGATTGAGCAGGCAATTGAGGATCTCAAGACAGAGTTGTCTCAAACCGAAAACATCAGAGAGTGCGAGAGAATACAAGAAAGAATCACAAGGTTGGCTAGCGGCGTAGCTATCATCAAAGTTGGCGCAGCTACCGAGGTTGAGATGATTGAGAAGAAACATAGAATTGAAGATGCCCTAGAGGCAGTCAAGTCTGCACAAGAAGAGGGCATGCTTCCTGGAGGTGGCGTCGCGTTGATACGAGCAGCCAAGATAGTGGAGGCGCGCATGCATAGTTTAGACTTGTCCACCCCAGACCAACTGCTCGGCGCGCGAATCATACTTGATGCGGTTGAGGCCCCTGTCAGACAAATGTCTGAGAACGCCGGCGAGTCTCCTGACTTGGTTGTCATGAAGGTTAAGTCTGAAGACGGCAACGTTGGATACAACTTCGCGACAGGCGAAATGGTTGACATGCTTGAACATGGCGTCATCGACCCGGCAAAGGTAACAAGAACTGCTCTGCAAAATTCAACATCAGTTTCATCTACATTAATAACAACAAACAATGCAATTATAGAACTATAGTATCTAACTATATATTAAAAGAGAGGGCTATAGTAATGGGAATCAACACCGAAATACGAGAGAGAAACAAAGAGCTAGAGATTGATTTAGTCGAAATCGATGGAAAACTACAGAGGCTTATTGACCACCTGGAGACAATGAAACTATCCCAGGCTGCTGTAGCTCAAGATATTGCTAAGATCAAAGAGGCGCTTTTCAACCCGGACCAGGGATTGTACGCTCGACTAAGAGAACTTGAGAACTGGAAAAAAACACAATCTAAGTTGATGTGGATGATTGTTAGTTCTTTGATGGGACTCTTCGGCGCAGCAGCAGTGACATATATAAATACTTAACGAGGACATATGAGAGTAAATATAAACTTGAGCGTCGAACTAGAAGACGTTCCTTTAAAGGTGTCTACGACCTTAACAGATAGTTACGAGCGATTAAAAAGCTCTGCAGAATTGGTTGCTAATGCATCTAATAACTTACTTATAGAAGATGATGTGGCCGCATCCCTCCAGAACATCAAAGATACACAGAAGACAATACACAGTGTGTTCGAAGATCTCAACGACATGACGCAAATCTTAGTTGGATATGAGAAGATACTTCTGGATATGGAGCATGGACCCGGCTCACAATTAAACTTACCACTACAAACAAGGGAGGAAGAGGATGTTTAAAAAAGGCGATCTTGTACATTTACCGTCACAAACTAGAATAGAAAGATTTTCGGATACTACGGTATCTAAGTGGCAAGTCTTTAAGCAGCCAAAGAAGCTTTTGGTAACTGAAGCACTGCCAGTGTCTGGATATGTTGGAGTATATTACGAAGGAAGCACCTGGTATGTCAAAGAGCAGGATGTTTTTCTTTCGGAGGAAAATGATGTCTAAATTTCTCCAGTTGGTAGAGGTATATGAGGTAACTGATCCTACCGTTTACGACCGGCTGAACGACCGATCCCAGACTATACTACAAGTTACTACGGAATATGCATTGAGAAAAGTATTAGTCAATACAGAGCACATCACACTTCTTAGAGAGGACGCCGGTATGAAGGATTTGCAAGAACTCGGAAAGCTACCTAAAGATCTTGATGATAGAACTTTGTTTACCAAGCTATACGTTTCGTGCGGCTCAAGCAGTAGCTCGGGATTAAGATCAATTTCGGCGGTGGGAAGCTTAGAGCAGACAACGAAAAAGATTCTGGAACTATCATGAGTAAAGGCGCCCCCAAAGAAGACACTTTCTCTATGACCGTAGAGGACGCGATACATATAAAGCTTCAGACAGAAATGCAACTAAGCGCGCTGGATGATTTATTATCAGGCTTCTTTTCAGAAGAAGACCGCGATAAAAAGAAAAATCTGATATCTCTTCTGTGTGAAAGTTATAACGTCAATCACAAACTTAACATGCTTATATCTAGGAACATCGAAGAGATGCCAAGAGAGAAGTCTGGAGAGATAGAAGAACTTCTTCTTAATTCAACACAAATGACCATGTTGCAGACCCTGACGCTTTCACAATATATGATTAATCTTGAAATGGTTCGCGACGAAAATATCTCGACAACATTTCATTAATGAGCGATAAACTTTTAATAGTCATAGCTCTCTTCGCCATGGGCCATGTATCAGCCTGGTTCCAGTTCAACTCTCAGTTTATATGGGAGTGGTGGAAGGAAAGACAAACTTTATCAATATTGCTGTATTCTCTTCCTACTAGCTTCTTTTTTATCATGGGAACAAAACATGCAGTCGAGATGACCGAAAGCGTTTGGTCCTCCCGACTTATTGGTTATGGCGTAGGAATTATAATCTTTTCTATATTAACTTATGTGTTAATGAAAGAGAGCGTTTTTACACCGAAAACACTAACTTGTGTGATATTATCAATAATAATCATTTTAATTCAAGTTTTTTGGAAATAATCGAATAATAAACAATAGTTATATATGTGCGTAAAACTTTACGCGCGTTCTCTTTTTCAATGTCCTATAACGGCAGAGGATCGGTGCATCTATGTCTTTTAAAAGCAAAGCTAAGTACATGCTATCTTTTAGTGTAATAAACTTCGCTTTGTATTTTTGGATTCAGTCGGTAGTGACACAGCACCAATATGATCTAATGACGACGATTGATGAAGTCATACCGTTCATGCCCGAACACATATGGATCTACCATAGTATACTGCCTGTGATCGCAGCGACAATGTTCCTGTTAGTAAAGAGCAAGAGAAACTTCTTTGTGACTTTCTGGACCTGTGTTACGGCTATGGCAGTCTTGAACATCTCCTATTTGATGTTCCCGTCCTTCTACCCGAGACCAGAGTTTGAAATTAATACTTTGTCGGAATTGTTGGTAGATCTTACAAGAAAGATAGATGGAGCAAACAATACCTTCCCCAGCGGCCATGTGACTTTTGCCTGGGTAATGTTCTGGGGGGTGTGCCATACAAAGCTAGCTAACGAATTAAAAGGAATGAAATCATTATACTGCCTGTGGGCGCTTGGAATATCTATGTCCACACTAGTTTTAAAACAACATTACATAGTAGATGTGTTTTCTGGATTTTGTTTAGCACTGACGTGTTTTTTCCTTGTAAAATCGATCGCAGAGTATTATAATCTATTTGAAGAATCAGAAAATTTAGATATAAGCCAATAGTTATATAGTGTAGCAAAGACTCATACTGTTCTTGTAAAAGATGTATAAAAAGAGAACGAAGGGTTTTAATTACTTATTTGGTGCTTATAATAGGATCATGGGCTATCGCTTTAGGAACTCTGGAGTGGGTCATGACAAACTTATATTAAAATGTTTGAAAAAGAATACCATATAGTAGGCGATCGCCAGCAGTTGGCTAAGCCGTGCACACCTGTCACGGATGTGAATGAGGGAGCGCGCATCGGCAAGCTACTCTTGCGCGAGCTAGCCAATCATCCGAACGGCGTGGGCCTCGCAGCGAATCAAATCGGCATCGACGCGGCCGTGTGTGTGATAAATGTGAGCAGGCCCGTGGTATTGGTGAATCCAGTAGTAGAAAACGCGTTCGAAAAAATTTTTTTCCCTGAAGCATGTTTGTCGTTCCCTGGCGAGCAGGTAACCACGCAAAGATGGGCAAATATAACAGTAAAAGCAGACAATCACAAGGACAGGCTACTGTTCGACAAGCGCGACTTGTTGGAGTGCGTGTGTGTGCAGCACGAGATAGATCATCTAGCTGGAATAATAATGCACGAAAGAAAAGTAGACCTTGACAAACCATAACATATAAGATAGTATGGTTAAAGAATAGAGACAGGCCTTAGCAGGCCTAAGAGAGTTCGGCAGACAACAAGGAGTAAGCATGCTGGCAGATATTGTAGTAGATCTTCAATACGGAGATTGTGGCAAGGGTAAGATTACCCATCATTTGTGTAAGAGCGGCGAGTATACCCACGTACTTCGCTATAACGGTGGCTGCAACGCAGGCCACACGATCTACCACGAAGGCAAGAAGTTCGTTACGCACCACATTCCCGCTGGTGTGTTCTTCGGAATCAAGTCAATCATTGGGTCGGGTTGTGTAGTAAACCCGGTACAGTTCTTCGCTGAGATCGAAGAGCTTGAGGCAGCAGGCATTAAAACGGATGGGCTAGTCTTCATCGCGCATAACGCCCACGTCATTACCGCAGATCATCTCGCGGAAGACGGTGGCGATACTACGATTGGTACGACAAAGCAAGGCAATGGTCCTGCTTACCGCGACAAGTATGCGCGCACTGGTCTACAAGCTAAAGACATTCCGTCTTTCCAACCTTACCTAGTCGATCTATTCGAGGAGTTCCATAACGCGGAC